ACTCGCATTGCCGAAGTTCGAAAGTCTCAAAGTCATCAAAGCTCGGTGAGATTTCTTACGGCTTTGCTTCACAGAAATTTTCCGGTGGAGCCACTACCCGTGACCTATGGGGTGGCGCTGAATTCGGATCTAACAAGTTTAAGCAATTTCCGGTGTGGTCAGGTCGCGAAGGCCGTGCCTCTCGCGGTTGGTGGATTTACCCAACCTTGCGCAGTGTTCAGCCTGAAATCATCAAGCGCTGGGAAGAAGGATTTTCAGAGATAGTTAAGAGGTTCGACTAATGGCCGGTAGCCGCACACTCAAGCTCACGATTCTTGGCGATGTAGATAACCTCAATAAAAGTCTCAGAGCTGCCACACAGGATGTGGATACCTTTGGGGACAAGATGGGCAAGGTCGGCAAGGCCATCGGAGCCGCCTTTGCCGCTGCCGCTGCTGCTGCCGCTGCCTATGCGGTCAAAATCGGCATTGATGGGGTCAAAGCGGCCATTGCGGATGAGAAGGCACAGACACAGTTAGCCCTAGCCCTAGAGAACGCCACAGGGGCTACAAACGCCCAAATCAAGGCTACTGAGGATGCCATCCTGCAAATGTCCTTGGCTACTGGCGTGGCCGATGACAACCTGCGCCCGGCTTTACAGCGATTGGCTCTCAGCACCGGAGATTTAAGCAAGGCTCAGGATTTATTATCTTTGGCGCTGGATATCTCGACCGCGACAGGTAAGCCGCTCGAAACTGTGGCCAACAGCTTGGGCAAGGCCTTCGATGGGCAGACAACAGCTCTTGGCAAGTTAGGCATTGGCCTTTCATCAGCTGAACTTAAAACAATGAGCTTTGAGCAGATTCAGACTCGCCTATCAGATCTGTTTGGTGGCGCAGCTGCGGCAAACGCTGAAACCTACTCAGGCCGTATTGCTCGCATGCAGGTAGCTTTCAATGAAGCAAAAGAGACTATTGGCTTTGCGCTTTTGCCAATCCTCGAAAAGCTGATGACATTCATCAATCAAATTGCAGCGCCAGCAATTGCAGCTCTTAATAAGGGATTCAGCGGTGACAGCGGTTTGGGTTGGTACATCAGCTATGTAGCCAAAGTTATTCAGAGCATTTTCATCCCAGTGTGGAACGGCTTGGTGAGCGCCTTCAATAGCATCAAAATGGCTATTGGTGACAACCTAGAGACCTTCAAAACTTTCGGATCGTATATCGCCACCTATCTTGCACCAGTCATCGGCACTGTGCTCGGTGGCGCTCTTACGGTAGTAGGCAAGGTTGCAGGCGGTGTCATCGATGTAATCGCCTCAGTCATCAAGGTAATCAACGGCCTTATCGGTGGAGCCATCGACGGCATCAACGCGCTAATCAAGGCCTACAACGCTGTGCCGCTTTTGCCTAACATTCCAACCATCTCAAAGCCAACCTTGCAGGCTCCAACAGTCTCAGCGCCTAGTATTCCAACAGCTTCAATCCCAATCATCTCAGTACCAAAGCCGACAGTTGCAACTGGCGGCACAGGTGGCGGAGTAACCACAGCAGCGGCAACCGGAGCGAAGGCAGCAGCAGACACATCGAATGTGGTCAGCAACTTCAATGCTGGCTCTTTCCGTATGGGAGAAGCTGCGACCATGACAACCATTGCACCAACCATCAACATCGGCGTTGCCGGTGATCCTGAGGGCGTGGCTCGCACAGTGGTGGATGTACTCAACCGCTCTTACGGCCGTGGAGCGCTAGGCGCAGGTCAGCTCACACTATGACCCAATGGACACCTGAATGGTCATTGACCATCAATGGCGGTGGTGACTACACCAACGTGACTTTGGCCAATGTCAGCATTACGTCAGGCCGTACCGATATTTACTCACAACCTGTTGCCGGCTATGCCAGCATGGAAATCATTAACCTAGACGTAAGCCCAATTGTCATCGATGTAAATGACCAGGTATCAATCAAGGTCAAAGATTCAACTGGCACATTTGTGAATCTCTTTGGCGGCTATGTCACAGATCGTGAAGTTTCAGTGACCACATCAGGTACAGGCGGCATCAATGAGGTTTTGCGTGTCACGGCTCTTGGTGCTCTTTCAAAGCTGCCTAAGGCTCTTACCGATGGCGTATTGAGCAAGGATTACGATGGAGACCAAATTTACGAAATCCTCTCAGGCGAACTCTTTAACACCTGGAATGAAGTGCCGGCGGCTTTGGCGTGGGATGCCTACAACCCAACAACAACCTGGGCAAATGCCGAAAATTCAGGGCTTGGTGACATCGACCGCCCAGGCAATTATGAGCTAACCGCTCGCTCATCGAGTGCCATTGATATTTATTCGCTTGTCTCAGGCTTGGCAACTTCCGGCCTTGGCTACCTTTATGAAAATGCACAAGGTCAAATTGGCTATGCAGATTCAACCCATCGCAGCTCATATTTGGCAACCAATGGCTATGTAATGCTCAGTGGCAATCATGCGCTCACAGCCAATATCCGAACAATCCGCCGACTTGGTGACCTTCGAAATAAGGTAACAATTGTTTATAAAGCCAATGCGGAAACCACCGCGAGCGATGCATCTTCAATCTCGCTTTATGGCCAACAAGCGCAAATCATTCAGACCACGCTAGAAAATGGCGTTGATGCCACATCTCAGGCCAACTTCTATTTGGGCATCAGAGCTTATCCGCAGGATATATTCCAATCCATCAGCTTCCCGCTCGGCAACCCTGAAATTGATGACAGCGATCGCGATGCATTGCTCAATGTGTTCATGGGCTTGCCAGTCGATATTAGCGACCTACCGGCCAACATGGTCAATGGTCGTTTTCAGGGCTTTGTCGAAGGCTGGACATTCCGTGCCAGCTACAACAATCTCAATGTGACTCTCAACGTGTCCCCAACAGCTTTCAGCTTGCAGTCGATGAAGTGGAGCGACGTAGGCGCAGCGGAGACATGGAACACAATTAACTCAACTTTAGACTGGAACAATGCCACAATAGTGGCGTAGAAAAGGAGCATCATGGCAACTACAACCACGAACTTTGGCTGGACTGTCCCTAGTGACACCGACCTTGTAAAAGATGGCGCAGCTGCCATTCGCACAGCTCTTGGCGGTGTGGATACATCTTTTGTTGATCTTAAAGGTGGAACAACGGGGCAGATGCTAACAAAAGCATCCGGCACTGATTTGGATTACACATGGGTATTGAGTGTTGGCTTGTTAATTGTTGGAATGTTAGGCAAAAGCGGCACTGCGTTATAGGCGCGGATAAGCGCATTGATTCCATCGATCGCGCCGCCGATAAGGAAGTTGATGGCTTTGATGACTCCAGCGATGACATCGATGACACCACCGGCAACCTTGCCAACTACCTGAAGCGCACCGCCTAATACTGTGCCGATAACTGGCGCAAGATATTGGGCGATGTAACCGCCGAATTCCTTGAAGGCTTCAAGATTGTCACCGATAGAATTCTTGATGCTATTGAACGCGCTCACTAGGCCATTCCATACTGGAATGAAAATGCTTGAGATTACCTTTGACACATAAGTGATGTACCAACCCAGGCCACTCTTATCGTCAAAGCCTTTGTTCAGTGTTTCCAAAACTGGCGTAGCAACCTGATTGATGAATTTCATCAGCTTTTCCAGGATAGGCAAAAGCGCAAAGCCGATAGTCTCTTTGGCTTCATCGAAAGCAATTTGCATACGAGCGATTCGGCCTGAATATGTCTCGGCATTGGCCGCAGCTGCACCGCCAAATAAATCTGTAAGTCTGCCCTGGACATCAGTAAATGACATGGTTTTAAGTTCGGCAGCTGATAAGCCGATGCCTAATCTGCCCAGTGCTGTGGTGTTGCCGTCATAGGCTTTGCCCAGGCTATTGGCTACCGCTTCGAGTGGCTTGCCTGTGGCGGTCGATACATCCATTGCGATCTTGAGTAAATCCTGTGCTTTTTTGACATCGCCTGTCGATAGCGCAAGGCGCTGCAAGGCTGGTCGCAGTTCATCATCTGCCACACCAGTGGCCAAAGATTGCT